GCGCCGGAGCCGCGGCCCGAGGCGTCAGGAATGCGTAGGCGCCGCGTCGCCGGCAGAGTGCCCGGCTTGGCGCGGTACCAGTAGTGCGACTTGCGCGACGTCTCGCGACCGTGGATGGCTGCCGTGTACGGCAGCAGGTACGACTTAAGCCGCATCGCGGCCGGGTGGTCGAGATCGACGTCGATGAGGTCTCCGGACGCCTCGCCGAGGAGAACGCCGAGGTTGGTCGAGCCGCCGGCCGTGTACTCCTCGAAGGCGGATCGGACGGCGTTCTCGCCCTCCCCAGTGTCGGTAGTAGGGTCCGGCCAGCGGAGCTTGTTCCAGCCGGCCATCGTCGGCCCCTTGGAGTGGCGGGGGATGGGTAGGGGCGTCAGCCCCCTGCGGTACGCGTCAAGGGCCGCCTCTACGACGGCCGCGTTGTGATTCTCAGTGGTGCTCATGGGTCCTGGGTGTAGGTGGGGTGAGTAGATGCCCTGAAACCGGTGGCCGGTAGTCAGCCGGTCACCGGTTCGAGGGGTTGTCTGGATTGGTGAAGGTGGTCCGATGGGGCGTCACCTTGATTCCCGAAGGGTGTGGAGCGAGGTCGAGCTCGCGGTTCCCGTACGCCTCCATGAGGCGTGCTAGGACGATCCGGGGCTGTAGGCCCTGGCGCTCTGCCCGTCGGACGACTCTGGCCCAGGTAGCCTCCCGCATCGTGAAGCTGACCGACTTGCGAGGGCTGGAAGGGTCTCCCGGCTTCCGGCCGAAGTCGATCGATGTAGGGGCATCCAACGGTGCGAACCGCTGGTCGAGGTCTGGGCGGTCGTCCACGTAGGGAACGAGCTTGTCCTTGCTGGGGCGGGGCATGTCATCTCCTTGGTCGGGTGTATGCCCCGCATACACTACCCGAAGAATGGTGGAACTTCAAACGTTCGAGGGGCCGTTGCCGGCCGGCGTTGCCGCGTCCCGCGGCGGGTAAGTCCTTACGATGAAGGCTCATGAGACGTTGACTAGACATCCGGGCGGATCGAGTGTCTCAGTTTCCCGCGTACGTCGCCGGCAGGCTCGCCATAAGCCGTCCGGTCTCGAAGGGGCGGTTCCCATCGCACGGGGGACTTCCAAGGCCGGTCTCGCCGGTTCGCGGCTGCCGATGGCGGCGGCAGTCTCGAAGGGCTTGATCGACGTGGACCTTCCCGAGGAAGCGTTTCAGCGGGGCACTCCTTGCGGAGCCGCTTCTCCCCACGTTCCGGGACCTGTCGATGACGTCGCGGGCGCGCTTCCGGTGGACCTCTGGCCCTCGTCCCCCTCGCACTGTGCTGTGCGTGCTTTCCGACGAACCTCGGGGCCTTCAACTCGCGGCCCTACACCCTCACCGACTTCGGAGACTCGTTTGGCGGCCCTCCCCGACTACGAGCCAGGGATACGGGGAACACGCAAGGCCTTTCCCGACGCCGGTGGTGATGATTGGCGGTATCCAGCTATCCAGGCCGTGCGGGCCGTGTAGCGGTGGTCGGCTTGGCTTAGAGCCCCGGGAGGCGTGTCCCGTCTGAGCCCCGTCCGCCCAGGCCATCGCGTACTCGCAAAGCCTCCCAGCTGACTGGGTATCTCATCGCCTCGGGTTAGTTCCTCAGGTCGGGCCGGGATTCCGTCGCTGGCTGCGGCGGCCGGTCCGGAGAGTTTCGCTCCCTCGGCGGTGATGGGTCTATTGAACACCTTCCGAAGGCCCGATGCAAATCGACGCGGGCATTTCTCGGGTGAGTGTCGTCACATTCCTCGGCGGGGCGGGCCGGCCCCTCCCGGAACGAAGGTGCCCGGCTGGCGGTCGGAATTCCTCTGAGGTGTTCTAAGCCGTTCTGAGCGCCTTTCCGGGCCGGACCCTTCCGGGAGTGCGGAAGCGGGGTAAAAGTCCGTCAGAATCGCTTACACGGCCTCTGAGCGGCATGTGCGGCCCTCTCCTCGGCACGAAGGTGAGCAGTCTGGCCCGACGGGGCGGATCGCCGTTGGCCGGCATCGGAGCCCGAGGTCGCAGAGAGGCCCGAGGGGCGGGCGTGTCGACCGAGCGCAGCGCAGCGGAGCGAGCCTCGACACGGCGACCCGAGGAAAGCCTCTCCGCCTGGAGCCAAGAACCTGCGAGGACGCGTGGGCGACCGGCGCCCCAGCGCCGCAGCGCCCTCACGCGGACACCGCAGGGGCGAAGGCTCCCCGGCGCTTGCGACGGCCCTGGTTCGAACCGGGGTTCAAAGACCAGCCCCCGAAGTGGAGCGAAGCGGAACGAGGGGGCTGGTCGGGACCGGCAACGGGTGCGGACACGGCATCGGGAACGGAGTGGCCCAGGTCACATATATACATATATTCCACTACCCACACAACACGAGCGTCCCTCCCCCCCCCCCCCCCCCCCCCCCCCCCCCGGCACGGCCGGGGGGGGGGCGCGGGTGGGGCGCGGCGCGCGCGTGGGCGCGCGCCCGCGCGCGTGATATCAAATTCAGGGGCGCGTTGCAAGCGCAAAACGGTGGGGTTGTTCACGGAATAGGGGTTTAAAAGTTAGACATTCATCACACCCATATCTGGGAATAGTATGCAGGCATACCGACTAATCCAAGCAATGGGGCCCGACACGCGGAAGTTGCAGCGCGACACGCCCGAGTCAAGGATGACCATGTAACTTGTCATACACATTTTGACATAAGTATTAGTTACCCTTCCGACCGTGCCTAAACCCCCGTGACCGTCCTCACTTTCTCACTATGCGGACAACTGTCTCAGCATGTGTCCGGCCGTCTTAGATGTGATTCAGGGCACGCAAAAGGGCCTCTCCCAGATCGGGAGAGGCCCTTCGCTAGGGGTCTCAGATGCCCCGCAGCATCCGCTCACGGGAGCGTGCCATAGCCTCAGCGCTGCGCGCCTTGTTGCGGGCCGGGCGGCGCTTGCCGGTCTTCGTCATCGTGCCGGGGAAGGTCGGGTCAAGGCGGCGTGCGCGCTTCAGCCAGGAGTCCACGGTGTAGACGCTGCGGCCCAGCTCGCGGGCGATGTCGGTGCGGGTCTTACCCTCCTCGACCATGCCTCGCAGCGTCTCCACGGGAAGCCCTCGGTACTGGTTGCCGCCTCGGGCGGGCTTCTCGCGCCTCTCAAGCACGTTTGCGGCGATTTCACAGAGGGTCCTGTGGGGAACACTGTCGGGGAAGCGAACGCCCGTGTCCGGACGGCTCAGGAGGTTTACGACGTGGTAGCGGCCTGAGGAGTCGGGCTCCTCGGTGATCTCGACCCAGTACTCGATCTCGTTCTTCGTGTCCCTGATCTGGACGGCGGGGCGGCCCTGGATAGTCGCTTTGCGGGCGGGGTAGGTGCGAAGTGCGTTGCGCATGGTGTCTCCTAAAATGTGATGTAGATCTCTGAGTGGTTTGGGAATAGGTCGGAATCCGTTGCAATCACTACGTATTCCCGATTTCTAGGTTTTGAGACGTATGTCTCAGGGGATGCGGGGTGAAAGTGTGACGCATGTCTCTGAGAATGTGGGAATACAGGGCTTTTCCCAGTGTTTCCAACGTATTCCCGGTTCTGAGGATTTGAGACGCATGTCTCGGAGGTGTGAGGTAGGTATCAGACCTGCGGAAGCGGGTCATCCTCGTCGTGCAGGTCGTGCACGCCCCAGCGAGTGCCGGCCGACGGGCCGGCCACGATCGGGACGTCCATCTGGCAGTCGAGCGGGCGCAGGAAGGCGTTCACGTCCTCCATCCGACGCTTGCACTCGACCAGAATCTCCTGCCACCGGTCCTCCGGTACCTCGATGCAGATTTCATCGTGGACGGTGGCCACGACGTGCGCGCCCTCGACCTTGGGGAGCGGGTAGCCGGGCAGCGTGCCCATGATCGACGCCGCAGCCATCTGCATGAGGTCCGAGCCGAAGCCCTGTACGGGGCTGTTCAGGGCGTTGCGCTCGGCGTGGGAGGACTTGAACGAGCTCCTCGCGTAGAGGTCCGAGAGCCACTGGGTGCGGCCGATCGGCGACGTCACGTAGCCACGCTCGTAGGCCCGGCGCTTGGCGCGCTCGTGCCACTGGCGCATGCCGTCCCACATCTCGAAGAACGCGCTGTGGACGGCCTGGGCCTCGGCCAGAGTGAGAGAAACGTCATAGGCCGTGGCCGCGTAGGACTGGAAGCCGCCGGGGCTCATGCCGTAGAGCAGGCCGAAGTTGCCGGCCTTCGCCCGCTTGCGCTCCAGGCTGGTGACGTCCTCCGGCGCCTTGCCGGCGATCTTCGCGGCGAGGAGGCGGTGCAAGTCGTCGCCGCGCTGGAATGCCTCGATCATCGGGGCCGAGCGCGAGATGAATGCCGCCACGCGGAGCTCGACCTGGCTGTAGTCGAGATCGAGCAGGACGTGGCCGGGGCGAGGGATGAAGGCTGGTTTTAGTGAGCTTGCACACTGCTGGAGGTTCGGGGAGGCACAACTTAATCTTCCCGTGCGGACAAATCCCACGTTGTAGGTGGCGTGGATCACGTTGTTGGGGTCCTTGAGCTCCAGCCAGGAGCGCAGGAACTCCAGCGTCTTGGTCGCGTCGCGGTGGCGCAGCAGAGCGTCGGCGGCGGGGCTGCCCTGACGCTGCTGGGCGATGAGGACCGCCTTGTTCCACTGAGCGTTGCCGGAGTCCGTGCGGGCCGTCACACGCAGGTCGCCGGCCTCAATGGCCTGGGCCACGAAGCCCTGGAACCACTTCGACGTTGCGGCCGTGGTGACGCCGTCCTTCGCCGGCGCCGGCGCGGGGGCGGTCCCGTACAGGCCGAGGATGTCCTCGCAGGCCTTCAGGCGCATGGAGTCCATCTCCTCGATCTTGGCGTGTACCCAGTCGACGTCGAGGAGGAAGCCCCGCTGCTCGACCTTTGTGAGAGTCTTCACGGTCGGCATGGCGACGTAGGTGGCTACCTTGCCGAGGCGGGCCATCTGGATGTCGTCGGAGTCTAAGGGCTCATCGTCGCCGGTCAGGAACATCTGGTCGCGGTGCTCCTGCTCGATCTTCCAGGTGTAGTAGGTGTCCCGCGCCGCGTACTCGCCGAGCTGGATCAGGTCCACCTGCTCGGCGGCGCCGGGAGTGCTCAGGTCGAAGTCGTCCCACTCCTCGATCCCGAAGTCGCGCGCGGCGCGAATCTTGAGGCGGGTGCGGGCCTCGGTGTCCACCAGCTGGGACGAGACGGTCGTGTCCCACTCGATGCGATCGGACAGGTCTACGCCGGCCTGCGCGAAGACCCAGCGGGCGTCGAACTTGATGTTCGCGTTGACGAAGGGCTTCCCGCTGCGGTTGATCTCGCGGCCGATGATCGCCATGACCTTCCTCCACGAGCCGAGCAGCGGCGAGGCCGGGTGGGAGAGGGGCACGAGGTAGGTCATCGGCTGCTCGCCGTCGAAGGTGCGCCAGTCGTAGGCGCCGGCCGCGGCGCGCTCAGCGTTCGGGAGGGTGAGGGCGGCGAGGACGATGCGTGCTGGGTAGCCGCCGTTGGTGTCGCCGCCGGCCTCGGCGTACTCGTCCAGGCCGGTGGTCTCCAGGTCCATGACGATCTTGGAGGACTCGTGGATCGCGCCCACGAGGGCCTTCAGGTCCCCCTTGCCCCATACCCAGGTGATCGGGCCGCAGGGCGTGTGTGAGCCCTGGGCGGCCTTCCTGGCCCGGTTCACTACCTTCTCCAGGTCCATGATGCTCATGACTGCTCCTATCTGGGACGGCGGTCGCCGTCGCCGGGTGATGACTACAGCCTACATTTTGTGAGGTGACGGGTAAAGTGCTCACAACTTATGAGAAGGTGATCTAGGCAACAGAAAACCCCCGGGTAGTCATTCCGAGGGTTTCTGGGGCGTCTTTGCCGGCGCGGGCCGGCTCCCTAAGGGAGACCGGGAGTCAGGCCTCGCGCAGGAGAGAGACTAGCACGTCCTGGAGGTTGCCGACCTTGTAGGCGTACTCGACGCCGCTGCGGCGGGAGTAGACCTCCAGGGTCCACAGCGGCCAGTGGTCGCGGAGCTCCTCCGCCTCGGTGAGGGTCAGCACGAGGTCGTGGCCGTTCTCCGCCAGGACGGCGGGGGCGTCGTCCTTCGTCACGATGCTCACGTAGCGGAGGTAGGGGCGAAGGGCGTTGGCCCACGCCTGAGCGGTGATGCGGCGCTCGGTGAGCGGGCTGAAGTTGCCGGGGAAGGCTAGGTGATTGGTAGAGAGGGATGTCATTGGATACTCCTTCGGCGTCTAGGGGACTTCTCCAAGGTAACCGGGAACCGGAGGAAGGGCAATCCGATCCTGCGGATACAGGTGTGGTAGACGTCACTTAGGTCTCAATTCCGCGGCCGATTTGTGGAAAAGCCTGGGGATGGGGATAGACTTCCCTCAGCAATCCCAGCAAATCCCCGGATAGGAGACCCATGAGTCCGCTGGATGAGGCGATCCTCGCCAATGACGCGCTCCCCGAGCGCGAGCGTAAGACGAACATCGACCTGGCCGAGGAGTTCAACACCTCAGAGGCTACCGTGCGCCGGCACAAGCGTGCTCTGAAGCGCCGTAGCAAGGCCGAGCTGGCCCGGGATGAGTTCTTCGACCTCCCCGTCGGAGCCATCACGAAGCGCGGCAAGACGGTCCGCCTCGCCGACGGCTCGTACGAGAAGATCGAGTACCGTCCAGGCGCTATGGAGATGGAGGAGGCGAAGCGTCTCTCCTACGAGGACCTGGAGCCCGTCTTCCGGGAGCCCATGCTGCCGAAACCTGCCCGGCTCCTCGACAAGGGAGAGACCTTAATTGTCTGCATGGCGGATTTTCAGGTTGGGAAAGCGGCCAGCGGCGGGGGCACTGAGGATACGGTCCGCCTCGTGCGGCGGGCGGTCGCAGACATCGCCCACGACATCGAGAACGTAGGCGGGTACGAACGCATCATCCTCGCCGACGTCGGTGACTCGACCGAGGGGTTCTGGAACGTCGCCAGCCAGGCCCAGACAAACGACCTCAGCCTCACCGACCAGATTCGCACCGTGCAGCGCCTCTACGCCGAGGCTCTGAAGACCCTCGCCCCGCGGTGCTCGTCGCTCTACTACGTGGCCGTACCGTCCAACCACTGCGCCGTCCGCACCGGCCCCGGCAAGAACAGCCGGGCCAACGCGCCGGACGACGACTTCGGGATCATGATCTCGAAGAACATCGAGGACGTCGTTGAGGACCGTCCAGGCTTCGAGCACGTGGAGTTCTTCCGCCCCGAGAAGTGGGAGGAAGCCGTCACCGTGGACGCTGCGGACGGGACCCGCATCGGCTTCACCCACGGCCATCTCGCGGGCTCGCAGTCGAAGGTGCCAGGATGGTTCAGGGACCTGGCGTTCGGGCGCCGTAGCGGCCTCTACGACGCGAGAATCCTGGTCCACGGGCACTGGCACAACTTCGCCGTGAGTCAGGTCGGCGACGCCCGGTGGATCATCTCGTGCCCCAGCGCCGACCGCGGGTCGGACTGGTGGACGAACGTCTCGGGCGACTCCACTCGGCCGGCGATCCTCACCTTCGAGGCTCGGGACGGGAACGCGTCGTCTTGGGAGCTCTACTCCTGAAGGGTGCAGAAAGGCCCCCCCCCCCCCCCGGCGGGGGGGGGCCGCCGTCCCCCGCCGCGCCGCCGCGCCCGGAGGCGGGG